AGGAATTGGAAGAAATAGAAGAACCGGAGGAGTTGGAAGAGCCGGGGGATGAGGATAAAGCCTCTAAACGGTTTTTCGATAAGTCGAAAATCGAATACAGGACAACTGAGATCAGGGCTTTGACATTGACACCTTCCGGGGATGGCGAGGGCATAGAAGTCAAGAAAATTCTTGAAGGGCGACCAATAGTGTATAACCAAAAAGCGTTAATTTATGAGTATGGCGAATACAAATATTTTGAACAGATTGCGCCTGGGGCCCTGGATGGGGTAGACTTGAGCAACGTCTACCTAAAATACAATCATTCGGACCATGTCCCTCCATTTGCGAGTACAGCAGCGGGTACACTGGAGTTGAAAACAGATTTGGAAGGTATGACAATGCATGCGGAACTGGTTAATACAACCCAAGCATCAGACATCCATGAGCTCGTGAAAACAGGACACCTTAGCAAAATGTCTTATGCTTTCCAGATTGCCGACGATGGGGGCGACGAAATTTTAACAGAAGATAATATAACAACGAGGACAATTAAAAAATATGCAATGATCAGAGATGTGTCGGTCGTGGATTTTCCGGCTTATACAGACACATATGTTTCAGCCAGGAGCGATTTTGTGGCACAAATAGAGGCTCGCAAGGAGCTGGAACGTGTTAAAGAGAAAGATAAAAGCAGAAAAAAAGTAAATGAAGAACAAAGAAAGGCATTAAGACTTAAAACATATTAATCCAAAATTTAATAACTAACAAAGAAAGGTGGTAAAAAAGGAAATGTTATACAAGAGATTGAAGGAAATTGAGGCAAGGAAAACAGAGATCAGGAACCTAATTGACAGCAACGGAGAGTTTGATGTTGCTGCAATAAGCACGGAACTTGAAACATTGACAGCGGAAGAACAGGTAATACTCAAGAAAATTGAATTAAGACAGATGTCTGAAAGTCGAAATGGCCAATTACCTGAAATGAGGCCTTTAGAAAACAGCGTGTTAAGCGGAGCAGGTGGATTATCTCAGGCGGAATCAAGCATGTTTGAAGCTAGACGGTCACAGGAGTATCGTTATGCGTTTTTCAAAATGATTCAATGCGGGAAAGGCGCATTGACAGCTGAAGAAAGAAATAAATTGCAAGCAGGTAATGCTCTTAGCAACGGAAGGAATTTAACGGAACTACGTTTTGATTCTGGGGCCGGTAGTGCAGGAGCTGCAATTCCACAAATTACACTGGATTTAGTTATTCAAAAAATGCTGATAATCTCAGCAGTGTATCCGTTTATATCCAAGTATAACCTTAAAGGGAATCTCAAAGTACCTTATGAAGACGTGACTGGAGACGCTGAATGGACCGCAGAGGGAACGCCTGTTGCGGCAGCCAATGACACATTAAGTGATTTACTTTTGGCAGCATACGACCTAATAAAGACAATTAAAATATCCAGAGTTGTGGAACAGTTATCTATTAACGCTTTTGAGGCTTACATTGTGGACAAGTTGTTTAGGAAAATAATGACAGCAATTGAAAACAGTATCATAAATGGTCAGGGGTCAGGGGTCAAACAGCCTACAGGCATATTGCGGGCAATTACATGGAACGATGGAAACTCGATTAATTATGGAACCAAACTGTCTGATCTTAAGTATGACACTTTTACGAGAATGAAAGGCAAATTGCTGGCACCTTATCATCCTGGAGCGTTTTGGGTGATGAATTCAAATACCCTATATACGGGTGTTTGTGGCATTAAAGACGCACTTGGAAGACCGATATTTTTGGAGAATCCCCAGTGGGGACTTATCACGCTGGATGGAGACGGAAAACAACCTGATTACCAGAAATCGGCAATCGTTGGCCGTATACTCGGAAACCCTGTAATAATGTCACCGTACATAAACGATGGTGATATTATTCTTGGTGATCTCAGATTTTATCACTTTAATATGTCGGTAGATGTGCTGATTGAGAAATCATATGAATTCGCATTTAACTCAAATGATGTTTGGTATAAAGGTTGGTTACTGGGCGACGGCGGTGTATCACAGACCGAAGCATTTGTAAAAGGTTACCATACATAAAAACTTACAAAAAAATAACACATACGAAGTTTGGGTTTTTCAACCCAGACTTGTTTAATTAAAAGAGATTTAAGAAAGTGAGGATAAATAACATGTCTCAAGCAGCATTTAATTTTAGCGCAGGTGGGCTTATCGCAACGGACGTTGATGGCATTGACGCAGGATGGTCACAAATAGCAACATTGAAGGAAACGCCGGATGCCGTAAATTCAGACTCCGTACATGCCCCTATACAGCTCGGAGCGACAGAACAGTACATCGGGAGCGAAATATTTAATCCTGATGTACCACGTAATGTGGTAATAAAAGGTAACGTGGCAGGGATTGCCGGTGATGTAGTTGTTTATGGAAACGATATTGCTGATGAATATATATCAGAGACAATCCAGTTAGCTGGAGTGGCAGTAGTGGCTGGCAATAAGGCATTTAAAACAGTGGAAGACATAGTAGTACCGGCACAGACACATACACCGACAGCGCAAGTGGAAACAATACAGGTACTGACAGGATGCACACAAGATGGAGCAATAGAAGTAATAGTTACGTCTGCTCAATTGGTAGCACCTGAGATCGTTGAAGTTGATGTAACTACCAATGATAATCTTGCCGCTGACGTGGCATCACAGATAAGAGGCGCACTAAGCAGAAATAGCAATATAAATTCAAAATTTGTTGTCGGTGGCAGCAATGATGAAGTGACATTGACATCACGTGAAATATTGGCAGATGATGGAACTCTTGCAATATCCACGATCGACACACCTGCGACCGGAGTAACAGTGGTTGGTAGTCAGAATACGACGACAGGTGTCCTCGGAAAAAATCAGATTGAGACAATTGTGTGTACGGCTCTGTGCTCACAGCAGGGCACAATACAGGTGACGGTTAATTCAATTTTGTTGGCCGCTCCTGAGGTTGTAGATGTACGAGTAACAACCGATGACGATTCTCCAGCCAAAGTGGCAACGAAAGTAAGAGACGCCTTAGGCCTAAACACCAACATTATAGCAGCATTTACGGTGAGTGGGGATGGTGCAAATATAGTGCTGACCACGGTTGACCAACTAGCAGACGATGCAACTCTTGAATTTGTGACCGTTGATGCCCCGTCAACAGGTGTAGCAGCAGGCGCGGAAGTTAATACCGCTAGTGGACAGTTGGGGTTTGCACAAATTGAAACCGTAACAGTGACAGCGGCCTGTGACAAAACAGCAACACTAGTGGTAAGGGTGACTAGTGCATTGCTAGATGGAGGATATAAGGATGTTGATGTCTCTGCGGATGCTGGGGATGACACTGTAAATAAAGTGGCGACGAAAGTAAGGGCTGCACTGGTTGCGGATGCTGACATTGGCGACGGTATCACAGGAAATTTTGCCGTAACCGGTGACAATGCGGATGTGATTTTAACTGCCAACATCAGAACTTGGGATGACGGTACGTTGGCTATTACTCTTGAGGATGCGGATGGTTCGACTGTTACTTTCGGTGCGAGTCAGGATACGCAGGCCGGAGTTCTGCCAATTAATCAAATTGAAACAAGGCCAATAACAACAGCATCATCTGGACAGGGTACATTGGCGTGTGTGGTAATCGCCGCAAATATGCCAAATACTCCAAAAGCTGTAAACGTTGACGTGGATGCGACAGATGATACGATTGAAAAAGTTGCTGCAAAAATAAGGGCCGCTTTTATATTAGATACCGACATCGGCACTTTTTTTTCAATAGGTGGCGCAAATGGAAACATTGTAATGGAAACCGTCACAGATGCGGACAATGATGGAACTATGGCTATTAATTTAACAGAAGCACCGCTGACACTTGTCACTTTCAGCCAGAGCCAAAATACGCAGGCCGGTGTTTTGCCCGTAAATCAAGTGGAAACACTACCAGTATTTTCTGGGTGTAGTCAGGACGGGACTATTGTGGTTGTGGTAACAGCGGCAAATATGTCAAACAGTCCAAAATCTGTAAATGTGGACGTAACGACAACAGATGTTGGCGCGGATGCTGTAGCAACAAAAATCAGGGCTGCATTTGTGCAGGATACCGATATCAATGGATTTTTTAGTATCGGAGGCAGCGGGGTTAATGTAGTTTTGACTGCCAGGGATGCGGTAGCCAACGATGCAACTATGGCCATAACGGTCATAGATGCACCTGCAACCGGTGTTACTTTTGGAGCGAGCCAAAACACGCAGGCAGCAGTAGACTTTGATACTGTTTCGGTTGGTGTTGGGTCAAAACTCGGCTTGCCATATCGGCTGTCAAGAAATACAGTGTTGCAGGCATTTTTAAACGGTGTAAAAGAAGGAGTTGCGCCGACAGTAGCGATAGACAGTGACGACATAGCAGACAACACTATACAATTAGTATCGGCGTTGAATGGGGATGAAGTTGTTATAAATCTTGTAGTACCAGGCTAAAGGAGAGATTACTATGCTTATTTGGTTTGCAATTGCGATATTGATTATTTGCATATTATACCGACTTGCAAGGAGGGATTAGTATGTCCCTCCTAAATGATGCCAGGGAATATCTGCGGATAGATGTAACTGACACCAGCTTTGACGGTGAGATACAGGATTTGATTGATGCTGCAAAGCTCGATTTGATCAGTGTAGGAATTGATGCAACCATGGTCAGCGCTGAAACAGATGCATTGATCAAAAAAGCTATAATCACCTATGTCAAGGCTGGTTTTGGATACGATACCGACAACATGCCTGCGTTTGATGCCTCATACGACAAAATAAAAACAAAGCTTATGAATACGCCTGATTATCAGGGGGTTTGACGGATATGAAATATGATATGAGGCATAGGATACAACTGCAAAATAAATCCAGCATACAGAACGAGGTAGGGAACAGGGTTGAAACATTTGTTACAATTGCAATTTTCCTGGCTGCCTATGTTCCAAATACTGGTAGGATGTATTGGGGTGCAGGTAGCGTACACGTTGAGAGTGATTGTGAATTTAGGATGCGCTACAGTCCAATACCACAGCAGGACATGTATGTATTAATGGGCACACAGCGGTTTTTGATTCAGTCGGTTATTGACAAAGGTGGTTTGCACCGGGATTTGATAATTTTGTGCAAGTTGGAAAAGTAGGTGATAACATGGCTTTTGAATCCACTATAACCGGAATAGATGAGCTAATAGCCAAATTTCAGCAGCTAGAAAATTCGCCTCAACCACTCGTAACCTCAGCTGCGAAAAAAGGGGCAAATATGGCTCTCAAGTTTGCTCAGGCAAATTTGCAACCTGTTAGCGGAGCGTTTAAAGGGCGGCAAGGTAAAGGACCTGGAGGCACTTATGCAGGGGGAAATTTGAAAAATGTTTTGGCGCTTAAAGCGGAAAACTCACCGAAAGGGAAAAAAGTTTACAAAATTAGCACAACTTGGTATGCATCGTACAAAGACCTTGGGTTCACAACGCGGAACGGAAAACGCATAGAGGGAAGTCATTTTCTGCGGTATTCAGTATCGCAACATTATGAAGAAATTAAACAAGCGATTATTGACGATTTGAATGCAGGGATTGACAAGATGGTGGGAGGAGCTGGAAAATAATGTTTGAAGATGGTTTATACAACATAATGAAATATGTCATTTCTGATTTTTATGGCATTGATAATAATGGAAATCAGGAATATAAAATGTATTATTTAGGGGTGTTTGACCCAGTACCACCACCGTATTGCGTTTTTAAGCGTTATGAGCGACTGCATGAAATGGACTTGCAGTCTAAAAACAGGCAGTTTAATAATAAGTATCTACTTGAAATATATCACAATGATTCCTGGGCGCTCCTGAAATTGCAACAAAACATCAGGAAACTGCTTGAATCGTTAGTCAACACTACAATTGGAGGTATATATGTACAGCAACTGGAAGTAGAAGACGACTACCACGACATACCTCCGGCAATCATAGAATCAAAATTAAGGCTATTTAAAGGCATTCTAGACTTTACAATGTACGAAAATCCAGATTAATCCAAGAAAGCTAAGAAAGGAGAGATATCATTGAAACTACAAGAAATGCTAAAATTATACAACATACCAAACACGCTGACAGAAGAAGAAATCGTAGCAGCCAATAAAGTCGATCTGCAAATGTCGAATGTCAGTAGAGGACTCGGGGCGACACTGGCAGTAGGTGCAACACCGATTGGAACGATAACAAAAGTCAGCTCGCCGGCCATGAAACGTGCAGCGATTGATATAACAACGTTGGACGCAATCGACGGATTTCAGAGCTTTATAGCCGGGCTCGCTGACCCAGGTTTGTTTTCGGTTGAGGGCTTTTTGGACACTGCGGACACCGGGCAAATGCTGTTATATGAGAAATTCAAAGCTGGCACAGTAGATACATACACAATCACATTCCCTGCGATTGTGGGAGCAAGCTGGACGGCTAGTTGCTACATACAAGATTTAGATTTAGGCAATGATGCGGATTTAACAAAAGCTATTTCGTTTAAGGCGACATTTAAAATTTCTGGTGAACCGGACATCGGAACAAGCGCTACTAGCGGGTTGAGTAACCTGACATTAACCGGTACAGGAGGAGCACTGGCACCGTCGTTTAATAATGCAAAATATGCCTATTCTTACATATTTAACACATCAACATCGATCACAATTACCCCAGGCGCGGCAGCACAGCAAACATATACAATGTATGTCGATGGGGTGTTAATCGGTACGTATAACACAGGTTCGGTTTCTGCTGCAATCGCTTTTGGTGCAGCAATAAGCAAAAAGGTTGATATAATCGTATCAAAAGCAGGGTATACACCACTTGTTTACACTATTATCGCCGTGAGAACGTCATAAAAGTACTTTACTTAAATAAATGTCAAATAAATTGAGTAAATAGGGGCTTCGAGGCCCCTATTATATTAACCTAATAGGAGGTATAAAAAATGTTACCGGTTTTAATTAAGCTTGATACTGAAAGATGCTTAAAATTGGATTTCAGTGCTCTTGCACGACTTGAAAAAATATTTGGAAAAAATATTAAAGATTGGAAGCTTGGAGACCTTAGCCTCGAGGATTCCGCGAAAGTGATAACAGAAGGGCTGAGATGGGAAACACTAGATATTACTATTGAAAAAATAATGGGTATTATTGACAAAAATTGCGATGACCCTATTTACATAAGGTTAAAATCATTCGAGGCCATTAATGCCGCATTTCCTGAAAAAGAGAAGAAAGATGAAGATTTGGAAGATGATGTGGGGGAAGATCTCCCGGAGGTGGAACAAACTCCGGTGACGAATGGAACTGGGAAATAACATACAAAAATGCAATTTATGCAGGTGTAAGGCCCTCGGAGTTTTGGGAACTAACGCCTGTTGAATATAACCTAATAGTAGAGGCATACAAGGATATACAAAGACGTGAATATACAATGGCATACTATACCGGACTTTTTGCGCAAGCATTAAAGCCACATGAGGTCTACACAGATTTAATCGGGAGCCTCGAAACACATCAACAATCAGAACAGGAGATTTTTAGTTTTCTCAAGGCGATGACAGGCAACAATAAGATAGACACAGAGTTTATTATACCATTACAGTTATTGCCTATATTTGATTGTACAGTAACAAGTTATATTTACCATACAAATGTTGAATTTATTGATTTATATCTATCCGACTGTGTTTTAGCCATAGATGACAAAATAATAAACTCAGATAAAGGCAAATATAGGATAAAAATAAAAGAACAAAGCGCAATCCTTAAAATTAAACACGATAATACTGTTTATACAATCGTAGTTATAAAGGAGTTGATATAATGGGAACAATTGGGAATATAAATGTCCGTGTTGGAGCTGATGCGAGTCAATTAACAACCGAAATGAAAAAAGCTCAAAACACCATATTGACGTTTAAAAATGAGTCTATGACCGCCTTAAAATCCTTTGGTATTCCAAACATCAACTCCACGGACCTTGTCGAGTCAATCAAATCCGGTCAGAGAACGATTGTGGAGTTTACACAAGAAAGTAATGAGAGTCTAGCACAATTTAGCGCCCGTGTCCAGCAGGTCTTTCTGGATGCTGGTTTGGATGTTGATAAATATGATGTAGCGCTTACAGACGCAAACAAGGTGAATGTAGAGTTCGCAAATGGTGCTGTGAAAAGTTTCCGAGCTGTCCAAGAAGAAAGTAATATAATGGCAACTAATGTAAGTGGTCGCTTTGGAGAAATGGGAGCCTCTATCCGTGAATCGATGGCGATGGCTGGAGACAGTTCGCTGTCTTTTGAGGAACGTATGGGAGCCTTGGGGAGCGCAGTAAAAGGCAGTTTTGATGTAATGGGTATTGCTATGGAAGCATTCATGGCGATACAGTTTGTCAAAACCGTAGAAGAGTGGTGCGGAGGGCTTGAAAAACTGGATGAGAAGGCTGAAGACACACAACACAGGCTAGAAGCATCTATGGGTGGCATGTCGGACAGTGCTACAGCATTCGCGGAGAATCTAAGCAATACTTGGGGTGTAAGTCTGATGGGCCTCAAGGACATGCTTGGGAAAGAATACCTAAATGTGCGTATGCTGGGATTTAACCAAGCAGAGTCCAATCAAATGGCCGAGACCATTACGAAATTATCCTACAGCATAGCAAAAATACGCGGCCAAGACCCTCAGCAAGTATTTGACAAATTACGTGCAGGTGTCGAAGGCCAACCGCGGGGATTGTCGGAACTTGGCACACATATTACAGAGGTTGACATCAAAAATCGGGCAATGGCAGAGGGATTTTTGAAATCAGGTCAAACAATGAGTGACCAAACCAAATCCCTCATGATTTACCAAATATTGTTACAGAAATTTGGAAGCACCCAGGACTACTATGGCACAACCACAAATGACCTGTCAACCCAGACAACTACTCTTAGTACGAGATTCGAAGAGTTGAAAGTGCATATGGCATCAGAATTAGAGCCTGTCATGAAAACCTTTACAGAGGGTCTTTTGGCTGTTGTCAGTGCCATTAGTGGCGTATCTGATGGTTTTACGAATGCAATTAAAGTAATTAATTGGTACTTATTGACTATGGGCGATGCTATTCACGACATAATAAATCTCGATTTTAGTTTTGACAAACTAACAAAACACACAGTAGAAAACTGGGATGAGATGTTTAAATCTGCTAAAAAAACCACTGATGCATATAAGGCCTTTGGCGAACAGCTGGATACAACAATTACAGCGAGTATAGCTTATGATGATATGAAGAATACAATGGATGCCGCAAATGAAAAACCTGCAATGTATGGCGGTGGTGGAGCTCCAAGTTCAGTGTTACAATACTACCAAAGTATGGGAACGGTTGTGCCCGATACATATGACCCACATGCTGCATTGGTAGCAGCAAACAAAGCAGCGGAAACAACGGCCAACAAAGCAGCAGATGCAATGAAAAAGTTTGACGACTCTGTGAAAACTATTGGGTCAACAATACAATCTCAAGTTAGTTCATTTGACAATTTTGTGGGCCTTTTTGATAAAATAAACCGCTCCGGCACAAGCTCGGGAGAAAGCCTCTTAAATCGGCTTAAAAAACAGGTCGAGGAAATGAAAAACTGGCAATCGGCGCTGAATACGATACAAGGCAAGCTAGGGCCGGGTAATCAAGACTTAATGAACGCCCTAACACAGATGGGGCCGGGCTCAGCAAGACAATTAACAGGATTGTCCAAATTAAGTGCAAGTGAATTGACCCAGTATGCACAACTGTATGGCCAGAAAAATCAACTAGCCTGGAGTGAAACCCAGAACACAATAAAAATGGAACATACTGGCAACATCTATGTAAAAGGTGTTGACAGCAAAGATGAAATGAAATTTATTACGGAAATAATCGCAAAAGACCTGGCAGCAGAGAAGGACAGATACGCCACCTATTCGGGGGCGAGCAAGGCACTTAAATAGAGTCAAAGGTTATTTTAATCGTCATGATAAACAGTCTTTAAAAAGTACCTTAAAATGCTTTACAAAACGAATCGTTGCAAATAGGGAGGATAGTTTATATGGGAATTATATTTGAAGACTACTATGATCCAATTGTAATTATCCATTTTCCAAACACAGAAGGATATACACTAGATTTAGATTTATAAAAATAGTCGAACTTGGTCGGGGAGGTGTAGGTATGGC